GGCATGAAGAAGAATAGATTTTATGGCAAAAATGAGATTATTTAAGTTTTGGAACGCTGATGGCGTAGAAAAAGAAAAAGAAGAGATAAGTTTAAAGAAAGCAACAAGAGCTGTACAAGGTGATTTTAAAGATAAAGTGATAAATGTTGAATATATCAGTAAAAAAGGCAAAGAGATGTGTCATTCTATCATTATACCTATCGGTAGAAAGTTAAGACAATCAATTTTACAAGAAGCAAAAAGATTAGCATTAAAAGCCAAGGGGAAGTAAATGCCGGGTGTTAGTAGAGAAGGCGATACCACAACTACAGGTCATGCCTGTGTAGCTACAACTACACTTGATACACCAGGTCAAGGTACTGTATTTTGCAACAACATATTAGTAGCAAGAATAACAGACCCTACAGTATCACATATACATCCACCAGTACCAATTTGTCCACCACATGTGGCAAATGTAAATGTAGGTTCTGATAATGTTTTTGTTAGTAATAAAAAGATAGCAAGAATAACAGATAGCACAGACGCTGGCGCTTTAACAACTGGTTCTGGTAATGTTTTTGCAAACGGCTCGTAAAGTCGTATAAATATTACCGTTATGGCAATATACGATTCACAAACTCAAAGCAAAAGCACAAGAAACTCCAGAAGATTTAGGGACATTGACCTTGACTTTGGCAGAAATATTGTAACTAATGATGTTAATGTAGTTGAAGATGTAATTGCTATAAAAAGAGCAGTAAAAAATTTAATTCAGACTAATTTTTATGAGAGACCTTTTCATCCTGAATTGGGTTGTGGTGTTCGTGGTTTACTTTTTGAAAACTTTACACCTTTAACTGCCGTTTATATGAGAAGAAAAATTGCAGAAGTTTTACAAAATTATGAACCAAGAGTAACATTAACATCCGTTAATTTAGATGATGACCAAGATAGAAATAGATTAGTTGTGGATATACATTTTATGATTATTGGTGTAGAAGGACCTCAAGTTGTATCCACATTTTTACAGAGAATTAGGTAGTAGATGTCAAACAAATTATCAGTTTCAGATTTTGACTTTGATTTAATAAAAGCCAACTTAAAAGGTTTTTTACAAGGTCAATCACAATTTCAAGATTATGAATTTGAAGGTAGTTCACTTTCAATCTTATTAGATATTTTATCTTACAACACACACTATATGGCCTTTCTTGCAAATATGGCCACAAACGAAGTTTATCTTGATAGTGCAGATATAAGAAATAATATTGTATCATTGGCAAAGATGATTGGTTATACACCATCATCACCAAGAGCGCCTATAGCTAATATTGATATTCTAGTTAATAACGGCTCAGGCACAAGTATTACTATGGCAAAAGGTACTATTTTTACAACAACAGTAAATGATACTTCTTATCAATATGTAACAAATTCAGATACTACAATTACACCTACTGCCGGTGTTTATAAATTTACAAGTGTTCCTATTTACGAAGGAAGTTTAGTTACATTTAAATATACGGCAGACAGCACAGATGTTGACCAGAAATTTATTATACCAAGTGCTAATGCTGACACTTCTACTTTACAAGTTAGAGTTCAAAACAGTTCTTCAGATACAACTATTGAAACATATACTTTAGCAGGTGGTTACAATGGTGTAACTGGCGATTCAAAAGTTTACTTTATACAAGAAGGTATGGATGGTAAATATGAAATTTATTTTGGTGATGGTATAAATGGTAAAGCTCTTCAAGACGGTAATATAATTATTTTAGATTACATTGTAACAAATATTACAGAATCAAATGGAGCAAGTTCTTTTAAATTATCAGGTACAGTAGGTGGTTTTTCAGATGTTACAATTTCAACAGTATCAGCTTCACAAGGTGGTGTAGGTTCTGAATCTAATGACTCAATTAAATTAAATGCACCATTACAATATGCAGCTCAAGACAGAGCAGTAACAACAACAGATTACGAAAGTTTAGTTAAATCAATTTATCCTAATGCATTATCAGTAAGTGCATGGGGTGGTGAAGATGACGAGACGCCAAGATATGGTATTGTAAAGATTGGTGTTAAAGCTGCCTCTGGTTCTACATTAACAGAGACAACAAAGGCAGATATTGTAAGTAAATTAAAACCTTTCAATGTTGCTTCTGTATCTCCTCAAATTGTGGATCCTGAAATAACTTCCGTATTATTAACATCAACAGTAAAATACGATACAAAGGGAACAACTAAATCAAGTGATACTTTAAAATCAGATATTATAAATGCTATAACTTCTTATAATATAAACACACTACAAAAGTTTGACTCGATTTATAGACACTCAAAATTGACAGGTATTATTGATGATGTTGATACTAGTATTTTATCAAACATCACTACAGTTAAAATTAGAAAAAATTTTACACCTCTCATAGGTTCATCAGCAAAATATAACATTTATTTTAGAAACGCATTATTTAATCCACATGCAGGTCATAATATGGCTGCTGGTGGTATTTTAAGTTCTACTGGATTTAAAGTTGAAGGTAACGATAATGAAATGTTTTTAGATGATGATGGTTCTGGTAATGTTAGAAGATATTTTTTACAATCGGGTATAAGAACATATATCGACTCAACACAAGGCACAATTGATTATACTTCAGGAGCGATAACATTAAATTCATTAAACATTGCTTCTATTTCAAATATTCGTGGTGTTACATCAACACTAATAGAAATAACTGTTACGCCTTTATCAAATGATGTTGTACCTGTTAGAGACCAAATTGTAGAAATTGATATATCAAATTCAAATATTACCGTAACAGCAGACACTTTTGTAGGAGGTTCAGCTGACGCTGGTGTGGGCTACACAACAACATCAAGCTACTAATGAGCAATGGCAAAATTTAATGAAAAAATATCAACGATACTTAACAGTCAATTACCAGAGTTTGTCGTTGCAGACCATCCTAAATTCGCAGAATTTCTAAAGGTATATTATCAACTTTTAGAATCAGCAGAATTAACAGTAACAGCCATTGAGGGCACAGATGGTATCACTCTTGAAACAGAAACCGGTCAAACAAATAATTTAGTTTTAAATGCTAGTCGTAAAGATACAGCAAGAACATTATTAGACCAAGACGATAAATTACTTTTAGAAGAATCTACTTATGGTAAATTTACTAGAGGTGAAATTGTTACAGGTCTTACATCTAAAGCAACCGCTACCGTATTAGTAGAAGACATTGCTAATAATAGATTAATTATTTCAGCACAAGATAAATTTTTAGATACTGAAACTGTAGTTGGTCAAAGTTCAGGTGCTCAAGCAACAATTAATAATTATAGACCTAATCCTGTTGCTAATATTTCAGACCTTGTTAACTTTAGGGATCCTGATAATGTTATTAATCATTTTTTAACAAATATGAGAAATGAGTTTTTGGCAACATTGCCAGAAAACTTAGCGTTAGGCATTGATAAGAAAAAATTAATTAAAAATGTTAAATCACTTTATAGGTCAAAAGGTTCTGTTCGTGGCCATGAAATGTTTTTTAGAATTTTGTTTGGTGAAAATTCAGAAACAATTTATCCTAGAGATCAAATGCTTAAAGCTTCTGATGGTCAATTTGACTCATTAAAAGTATTAAGGGTTATTGCAACAGTAGGTGACGCAACATTATTAATTGGTAGAACAGTAACAGGACAAACTTCAGGTGCTACTGCTATTGTAGAAAATACATCTACATTCCAAATTGGTGCTTCTACTGTTACACAATTAATTTTAAATGCAGATAGTATTCAAGGTACATTTACAGTTGGTGAAGAAATACAAGGAACAACATCCGATACAGATGATTATTTTATTAAAGCAAATATTACAGGTATTCCAGGTACAAAAAATATAACAAATGATGGTTCTTTAAATAAAACCTCTGACACTATTACATTGACAGCAGGTGGTGAAGGAGCATTATTTCAAATAGAAGATATAGGACCTGGTAGTATTACAGAAATTCTTATTGACAATAAAGGTACAGGTTACGAAGTTGGAGATAAATTAGTATTTGATAATACAGACACAAACGGAGGCAACGCAGCTGGTTTTGTTAGTCTTATTAATGGTGGTATTGCAGACCAAAATGGTAGTGCAGTTGCAGCTACAGGTGTAGAAGATAGAATTGTTTTAGAAGATGAAACAACATTAGGTGACGCATATGAAGGCAAAGCCATTATGCAAGAAAAATTTACAGACTTACAAACTATAGAAGAAATATTTTTAACTAATGGTGGAAATCAGTACACAACATTACCTACTGTAACTATTCAAACATCATCAGGTTCAAGTGGATTATTAAAAGCATACGGTGATGACATTGGTAGAATTGTAAAACTTAAAACTGTAGAATTAGGTAGAAGTTACGAGACAGCTCCTACACCACCAGTTTTAGGTTTCTTTAACAATATGATAGTTGGTGAAATAACAGGTTCTTTTATTGCGAACACTACAGTTACAGGTGATACTTCAGGTGCCACAGGAACAATTGTAGAGTTTAACAATGATAGAGGTTTATTAAGAATAAAAAATATAACAGGCGCATTTCAATTAAATGAAGGTCTTACATCAAGCACAGCTGGTAATTGTAAACTTAAAAAGTTAGATATTTCTACAGCTACTGTTAATGTGGTTTCTGTTTCTGACACAGACGGCGCCTTTATTAGTGAAAGAGGTAAAGTTTCAGAAACAACTATGAGAATACAAGATAGTTTATACTATCAAGATTTTTCTTATGTTATTAGAGTTGGTCAATCTATCGCAAGATGGCGAGACGCATTTAAAAAGACAATGCATACGGCAGGTTTTTATTTTACAGGTCAAGTTGATATTGAATCACAAATTGTTGTAACAGCAAAAGGTCCTGTCAAAGGCGTAACTTCAGGAACATTAGATACTCCGTTGTTATCACTTGTAAATACTTTATTTACTACAGTTTTTGGTAGAAGATTAGGAACAAATTCTGATGGAACATCATTAAGAGCAAACGCCCACACAGGTGGAGAGGTTGATGTAAGTAATGATTTTAGAGACCCATTTACAGCTAACACAAGAGATTTGACAGCAACTAGAGAAGATATATCAATTGATTATTTAAGTAGGCAGAGAAATCTACTTGTAGATGGTAATGGTGTAACGCATGATATTAGAAGTGGATATGCTTACGGAGGACCGAGATATAGTTCTCTAAATAAATATGCAAATACAGTATTTGGTAACTCTAATCCAGGTTCACACGCAAACTCATTTCAAAACTTAAGCAATTTGAAAATTGAGGGTACTAAAACAGCTCTTGATGGACAACAAGTTCCTATATTCTTTTTTACTTCTAATAATATAGGTGGTAGAATTAAGATGAAATATGCGTTTCCTTGCGAAGTAGGTTCTAACGCTGATTTATTCAGTAACACACTAACTAAATTTGATTCAGGTAGTTTAACTTTTGATGATACAACACCGTAAAAACTTTATAAATAGTACAAAGAGATAGAGGCAAATGGCAAAATTAACAATAAACAGAGGTACCAACGCAAACGACGGAACAGGTGATAATCTCCGAGACGGTGCTAATAAAATCAATCTAAACTTTGACGAAATCTATACAGCCATTGGTAATGGTTCAACGGTTGACGGTACAATAAAAATTGCAGACGATTCATCTACAGTAATGACATTATCTGCTAACGGTGAAACCGTTAGAATATTGGGTGGTAGTGCTATCAACACTACAGTATCCGGTAACACTTTAACTATCGCTGCTGATACTTCATCTATTTTAACGGCTACTGGTACTGCTACACTCACAAATAAAACTATTGATTTAACAGACAATACTCTATCAGGAACATTTGCTGAAGTCAATACAATGGTTTCAGACGCAACACTTGTTGATACAGCAAGTTCACAAGCGTTAACAAATAAAGATTTAACAGGTGCCGGTAATACTTTTCCTACAATATCAATTAAAGATGACGCCTCTACAATTGACGCAGTAAGTTTAGGTCAAACTTTAACTTTTGAAGGTGGTTCAGGTATTACAACTACAGTTACAGACAACAAAATTTCTTTTGCTACAGACGGTTCTATTGTTACAGAAACATCTACAGACACATTAACTAATAAAACTATTAGTGGTGCAGATAACACTATCACAAATATTTCAGCTTCAAATGTTACAGGCGCTTTTGATAACACATCTTCAGGTTCAAAAATTAGATTCAACTTTGCAGGTACAGGTGCTTTTCCTAATGAAGCGACTTACGAAGGAATGTTTGCATATGACACAACAGGTAATGAAGCTTATGTTGCAGACTCAGGTGGTTGGACAAAATTAATTAATGAAAATGCTTCAGTTGGTG